TTGTACACATAACCATTTGGCATAGTTTTTGATACACCTCTATATCTGTATCTAATCTTCTTTGCATTTTTTTGAGCAGATACTTCTTTAAAGTATGACAAGTATTTGATAGGTATATTAGAAGCGATACAAGGACCATCATGGGTACCATTGTAAGTTTCTAAATGTTTTAATAAAAGAGGATTAACAACTCTTTCAAATACTTTTCTTTGTCTTGTTTTCATAGTGTCTCCTTATTTCAAGTATAATGGACCAGTCCATTGAATTGGATAATTACCAGCAAGAACATTACCTCTTGCAGAGTTCAAAGCAGGCGCATTGTAACCAGCGGCTTTCAATACATCACCTTTTTTGAAGTGTTTAAAGTCTTCTTTTACGATAAAACAAAAAACACCAGTATCTTGTACAATCTTGATGTACTTCTTACCTTGTGAGATTTTTGTTTTGTTATCCCATTCATCAACTTGTTCTTTAGAATAACCAGACAATTCTTTTTGTCCGTTTTGAGTAGACCACCTTTCGTAGTCTTTTTTAGCACCAGCCATTAGGTTTTTAATTCCTTCGTCTAGTGTCTTAGCAGTTTGTTCAACTTTTATCATAGTTTATTGTCCTTTGTTTAGTGTTAATATAGTCATTATACCAGATACCAGCATAATGGCAACCATTATTGTGAACATTAACCAATTTTCTTGGCCGGCACAATGCCCTCCACAATCTTCTATTGCACCAACAGCCATAATAGCTGCTAGAATTGTTGTAAAACTAAAAAATGTGTTCATAGTGTTTCCTTTCATATTATAGAACCATATTACCATAGATAAATAATGCAGGCAAGCACTATTTTTAAAAAAATGCATAAAAAAACCCTTATAAATCAACGCTTTTTAACTTTTTTTGTTCTAGTTTTGTTCTTTTTTGTCGTTTCCTGTCAATTTTCAACAAAAAAACAGCGAATCGAGCTCAAAAATGAGCGAATCACTTGCGAGTGGTCGCCTGATTATGAAAAAATTGGCGATGAAGCGTTAAATTCTATGGATGATATGCGAAGAATCAACTTAATGCAGATGAAAGCTGCTTGTAATTTTTAATAAATAGTAGAAAAAGGGAGATTCACATGAAAAAATGTCAAAATTGTGGACATGATTGTCATTGTGGCACGACTTGTACACAAAATCACAAAGATGGTGATGGAAAAGATATTTTAGTATTATGTTGTAATCATTGCCGACACGAAAAAAAGGAATAGTATGCCGAAAATGAGATTATTTAAGTTTTGGAACGAAGCTGGTGACGAAAAAGAAAAAGAAGCAATAAGTTTAAAGAAAGCAATAATGTCTGTTCAATCAGATTTTAAAGATAAAATGATTAGTGTTGAATATATCAGTAAAAAAGGCAAAGAAATGTGCCATTCAATATTCATACCAATCGGTAGAAAGATTAAACAAGCGTTAATTCAAGAAAGAAGAAGAGAGGCGTTAAAGAAAAAGAATGCCGGCAGTAAGTAGAAAAGGTGATAGTTTATCAACTGGTCATATTTGTGCCAGTACAACTACTTTAGACACACCAGGACAAGGTACTTGTTTTGCAAATAGTATTTTAATTGCAAGAGTATCAGACCCCACCGTATCACATCCATTTCCACCTTTACCACCATGCGCTCCACATGTTGCAAATGTAAACGCAGGTTCGCCAAATGTATTTGTAGAAAATAAAGCAGTTGCAAGAATTGGTGATAGTACAGACGCAGGCGCAATGACAAGCGGAAGTGGTAATGTTTTTGCAAACGGCTAGATATGTGTTATAAATATTACCGTTATGGCGATATACGATTCACAAACTCAAAGTAAAAGTAATAGAAACTCCAGAAGATTTAGGGATATTGACCTAGACTTTAGTAGAAATGCAGTTACTAATGATGTTAATATTGTTGAAGATGTAATCGCAGTAAAAAGAGCATTAAAAAATCTAGTGCAAACTAATTTTTATGAGAGGCCTTTTCAACCTGAATTAGGTTGTGGTATTAGAGAATTGTTATTTGAACCTTTTACACCAATGACAAAGGTTTTTTTAGAAAGAAAAATAGAAGAGGTCATAGTAAACTATGAACCTAGAGTAAATTTACAAAATGTTGCTGTTGATGATGACCAAGATAGAAATAGATTAGTAGTTGATATTTATTTTTATGTAGTAGGTGTTCCTGGTCCACAAGTAGTGCAAACATTTTTACAGAGGGTAAGATAATAAATGTCTTCAAGTGCAAATAAAATAGTTGTATCTGATTATGATTTTGACGCAATCAAAACTAATCTAAAAAATTTTTTACAAGGTCAAACAGAATTTCAAGACTACGATTTTGAAGGTAGTTCATTAAACATTCTTTTAGATATTTTATCTTACAACACACACTATCTAGCTTATCTTGCCAATATGGCAACAAACGAAATGTATTTAGATAGTGCTGATATTAGAAACAATATTGTATCATTAGCAAAAATGATTGGTTACACACCATCATCACCAAGAGCGCCATTAGCTTCGATTGATGTAACTATTAACAACGGTTCAGGCACAAGTGTAACTATGGCAAAAGGTACCATATTTACAACAACGGTTGATAGTGTGTCTTACCAGTATGTTACAAATTCAGATGTTACAATTACACCTGTTGCTGGTATATACAAATTTTCAAGTTTGCCTATTTACGAAGGTAGTTTAGTAACATTTAAATATACGGTTGATGTAAATGATGTTGACCAAAAATTTATTATACCAAGTGCAAATGCTGATACTTCAACCTTATTAGTAAAAGTTCAAGAAAGTTCTAGTGATACAACAACAAACACTTATTCATTAGCAGGTGGTTATAATAATGTTACTTCTACATCAAAAGTTTATTTTATACAAGAAGGCCAAGACGGCAAATACGAAGTTTATTTTGGTGATGATGTAAATGGTAAAAAACTTGCAGATGGTAATATTGTAATATTAGAATATATTGTTACAAATAAAAAAGTTTCAAACGGCGCTAGTTCATTTACATTATCAGGTAACATAGGTGGATTTACAGATGTAACAATTTCTACGGTTTCAAATTCTCAAGGTGGTTCTGATGGTGAAACAAATGAATCAATTAGACACAATGCACCTTTACAATATGCAGCTCAAGATAGAGCAGTTACATCTACTGATTATGAAAGTTTAGTTAAAACAATTTATCCTAATGCATTATCAGTAAGTGCTTGGGGTGGTGAAGATGACGAAACGCCAAGATACGGTGTTGTAAAAATAGGAATTAAAGCAGCTTCAGGTTCCACTTTAACTGAAACTACAAAAAATGATATTATCACAAAATTAAAACCTTATAATGTGGCTTCAGTATCACCACAAATTGTTGACCCCGAAACAACTTCAGTTTTATTAACTTCAAATGTAAAATATGATTCTGCTTCAACGACAAAATCTAGTGATACAATTAAATCAGATGTTATAAGTGCAATTACAAATTATAACACAAATACATTACAAAAGTTTGACGCAATTTATCGTCATTCAAAATTAACAGGTTTAATTGATGATACTGATACAAGTATTTTATCTAATATTACAACCGTAAAAATTAGAAAATCATTTACACCAACTTTATTATCATCAAACAAATATGACATTTATTTTAGAAACGCATTATTTAATCCACATTCTGGCCATAACGCTTCAGCAGGTGGTATATTAAGTTCTACTGGTTTTAAAATAGATGGTAACGACAATGAAATGTTTTTAGATGATGATGGTGCAGGTAATGTAAGACTTTATCAATTATCATCCGGTATTAGAACATATATAAATGAAACACAAGGTACAATTAGTTACACAACAGGCCAGATTACACTCAACTCTTTAAATGTGGCCTCTATATCAAATATTAGAGGTTCAACTTCAACGGTAATAGAATTGACGGTAACTCCAGATTCAAATGATGTGGTTCCTGTTAGAGACCAAATTATAGAAATAGATGTAGCAAATTCAAGTATCACGGTAGCTTCAGACACATTTGTTGGTGGTTCTGCTGACGCTGGTGTAGGTTACACAACAACATCAAGTTATTAATGAACAATGGCAAAATTTAATGATAAAATTTCAACGATACTTA